GTGAAAGATATGAATACCAAACTACCCCTGAAGAATATCAATTATTTATAAATTCAGGAGGCAACGCTCAAAAAATGATGGCTAAAAGTTGGTTACCTAAAGCTACACTCCATAAACCAAGTGACCATCCATTAGGTAGACTAGGAATGGGTAAAGGACATTATATAGATGAAGCAGAATATAGTTTTAATGTTGGAGATAAAGTAGGTATGAAACATGCTACTACTAATGATGAATACCGTAACAAATACGAAGTAATGTCTATTGGTAGTGATGGTATGGTTGATTTACGTAACGTTGAAACTGGACAACCTGCTAAAATGCAAGCAAGCAAATTAAGCAAAAATATAGACGAAGCTAAAGAAGGTAAACATGTTTTAAATAAACCACGTCGTGGTGGATCTAAAAAATTCTATGTTTACGTTCGTAATCCTAAAACTAAAAAAATTAAAAAAGTATCATTCGGTGATACATCAGGATTATCAGCTAAAATTAATAACCCCGAAGCACGTAGAGCGTTTTCAAAACGTCACGATTGCCCTAATAAAACCGATAAAACTAAGGCTTCATATTGGTCATGTCGTTTACCGCGATATGCTAAAGCATTAGGACTTAAATCTAACTTTACAGGATTCTGGTAGTATGAAAGATATAAAGAAAATAATACGAGAGGTTTTAAACCAAATCAACGAAAAAAAGAAAAAACGTGATAGATGTTTACGTATAGCTGATCGAAAATATGATAAACCATCAGCTTATAAATCAGCCGCGGCTGAAAGATGTCGTCAGGGTGATATATGGAAAGGCTTAAAAGAAGAAATAATTCAAGAAAAAGTAAAAGAAACTCTTCGTACTTGGTTTAAACGCAAAGGCGCCCCAGGTAAAGAAGGCGGATGGGTTGATTGTAATACATGTCGTAAAGTAGATGGTAAAACAAAATGTAAAACATGTGGTAGAAAAAAAGGCGAAAAACGCGCTAAATACCCTTCATGTCGTCCTACACCCTCACAATGTAAATCACCTGGTAAAGGTAAAAAATGGGGTAAAACAAAATAATTAAACTAACTATTAAAATAAATAAAATGAACCCAGAATTTTTAAAATTAATGTCATACTTGTTGCATTCAGCAACACAAGTTCATATATTTCATCTTCAAACAACTTCATATGCTGAACATAAAGCATTGAATAAGTATTATGATGAAATTGTTGGTTTAACAGATGGTTTAATTGAAACATTTCAAGGTAAATATGATATTTTAAGAGACTATGAAAACTATGCTTTAGATAATTATAAAGATAATGCTCAAGTTATAATATATTTTAAAGCACTATTGAAAACAGTGGAAACTTTAAGATCATCAGTAGCAAACGATTCTTATTTACAAAATCAAGTTGATATGGTAATTGAATTAATTACATCTACTTTATATAAATTAAGATTTTTACACTAATGATCAAATTATTAGACATATTAAGAGAAGATGGACAAAAAACATCCACTAAAAATATGGATGATTATAAAAAACAAAATAACCCAAGTGGTAAAATAAAAGATCCATTAGGTTTAAAAGCTTATACTCAAGAATTATCTTGTGGTTTAGAGGAAGCTGATCCTAAAAAAGGTACAGGTAAAAAACCAGAAGGATCAGGTCGTAGACTTTACACTGATGAAAATCCAAAAGATACAGTACGTGTAAAATTCAAAACCGCTCAAGATATAAAAGATACTTTATCTAAAAAAACATTTAAATCTAAACCACACGCTCGTCAGTCTCAAGTAATTAATTTAATACATCAACGAGTACGAGCAGCATATAATAAAGCAAAAGATCCTGAAGTAAAATCAAGATTAAAACGTGCTTTAGATTATATCGAAAAACGTAAAGAAGCGTCTAAGTTAAAAACTCAACGTTTAAATAAAGTAAAAGAAACAGCAGATCCACAATCAGGTAAATCATCACCTTATGGTTCAGGGTATGCTCCCGTAAAAAAATAACATATTTATAAATAAATTATGGTTAAACTTATCCACTTATTGACTGAAGCTAAAGAAAGCTTTGAAACGTTTGCTAAAAATCGTTTAGCAGGTGCCGAAAAAATCATAGCTAATGCTAAAGAAAAAGGTGGTGATGCTTTATTAACATATAATCACTTCAAAGTAAAACCATCTTATTACAAGAAAGCAATAGATGGTAAATTTGATAAAGAAGCTGCTAAAAAAGAATTCGAAGAAACATATAAAAAAATCTCATTAGATATGACCCAAACGGAATTTCAAAAAGAAGTTGGTCGTTTAGAGGTATTAGGTGAATTATTAATAAGAGAAAAATGATAAAATTATCAAAAATATTACACGAGGCAGAATTAGATAAATGTCCTGCTCCAACTCAAAATATTGAGTTGAATTTAAAAAATAGACAAATAGCTATTGAAAAATACGGCTATGGTCCTCTTAATCCTAATGAACCAAACGAAAAGTTTTGGGAGAAAAAGGCTGAAATGTGGCAATTAGATTCAATAGAAGAAGCTAAAAAATCACTTTGTGGTAATTGCGCTGCTTTTGATATTACTGAAAAAACATTAGATTGTATAGCTAAAGGGATTGGAACAGATGGAGGATCAGAAGATCCATTTGATGTGATTAAAGCAGGTAAATTAGGATATTGTAGATTTTTAAAATTTAAATGTGCGGCTGCTAGAACATGTGATGCTTGGGTTGTTGGAGGTCCTTTAACTGATTAAAATAATGAGACCATACAAAGATATAGAAGTAACAGATAAATATATTATTCGTGAATTTAACGAAAATATAGATCCTATAGAATTGATGTGGCATCGCGACAATGAAGACAGAATAGTAGAGATAATGGGTAAAACAGATTGGAAATTACAATTAGACAATCAGCTTCCAACTTCAATGAATTTACCGATACTTATCGAACGACATGAATGGCATCGAATAATAAAAGGAACAGGAAAATTAAGATTAAAAATACATAAAATTTAAAGGTTAGATTCATTGCCTAGCCGCCTCAGTTGAGGATTTATATATAAGAGGAGTAGTGGCCCGACCTGTAAAGGTTGGGCTTTCTCTATTTGGAAAACTAAAAAAAATTTATTATATTAAACGTATGAGCAAGAAAATTGTAATTATCGGAGCAGGCGTAGCAGGAATAAACGCCGCAACAACATTAGTAGACAACGGCTACGATGGTAGTCTAATCACAATCATTGATAAAGGAAATGACCCTATTAACCGTTTACCTGAAGAAGTAATGACAGGTATGTTAGGTGCTGGTGGATGGAGTGATGGTAAATTAACTTACCATACTGCCATTGGTGGTCAATTATCAAAATATTGTGGTGAAGAAAAAGCAATGGAATTAATGAAACAAGTAGTAGATAATTTTACTCGTTTCCATCCTAAACCAGATGAAATCTTTATGTCTAATCCACAAGAAGAACCTGAATTTATTAAACCATACTTTGGTTTAAGAATGTTTCCTGTATGGCACATTGGATCTAATTTCTTACATGAGATTGCTAAAACATGGTATCAATATTTGTTAGATAAAGGAGTTAAATTTGAATGGGAGTGTGAGGTGGAGGATATTGATTTTGAGACTGGGGAAATAATATTAAAAGATTAATATTTATAATAAAATACAATCATGATAAAATTAGTTAATTTATTAAACGAAATCACCATAAATTTAGAAAATTATTATCCTTATACTTTATCTAAAAACAAAAATATATATACTGCTAAATTTATTACAGAAAACCAATTGGAATATGAATATACAGGTATTCTCAGAGGAAATCGAGTTTTAGGAATTGACTTTAAAATAATTAATAAACCTGGGGCTGAACAAAATATAGAAAAAACAGAAAAAAATATAAAAGAAATATGGGTAAAAATACCTGTAGGTAAAGAAAACCATACAAAAGATTTATTTGATTTTCAAACAAAAACAGGCATTTTAAATGTGAATGATATAAGATGGAATGATTTATATATTCCTATTAATCAAAGAAAAAGTATTCTTAATTATATTAAATCTAATTTTTCTTCATTTAATAATAAATATATAGATTTAAATAAACTTTCTTCTTATAATATTAATGAATTATATATAGGATTATCAAATAAATCAATTAAAGGATTTAAAATTACCTCAGGGGAACAAGAAATTATCATAAGTTCTAACCCAAAATATGATTTTCTTGAGATGTATTATAAATTAGATTTAGATAAATTAAATGAAAAATTATTAAATTATATAAAACCATATATAAAATCCTTTTCTTCTTCTCAACATATTGGACATTTTATTACTACTAATGAAAATAATATGTTTAAAATAATGAACACTATATTTAAAATCACAAAAGAAATATTTGATTCTAATAATAAAATTGAATACCTAGCTTTCACCCCAGCCTTAACCTCAAAAGAAACAAATATAGATAATTTAGACCAATCTAAAAGATCCAAATTATACAAATTATACCTAAATCAATTCTACCCAGGCTCATACCAAGTTACTGGGGATGAATTAGAAGATTTACCATACTATACTGAAAGAATAACGTACAAAATAAATAAAAAATAATATGTTTCCTAAAATAAAAGAAAATTTAGAAATTTCTGAAAGTTTTAATTTTGAAATTTCTCCTATAGTTTATGATAAAGATTTTAACCCAACAAGAAAAATAACATTTGATTGGTGTGTTGAAATACCTCAAAATATAATGATGGAATATGGAGAAGATAAAATAATTGAGACTTTTAGTGAAAAATTAAAACAAGATTTTAAAAACTTCATTAAATCTCCTAAATAAATTAATAATAAAGTTTTAAAATATAAAAATTGGATAAAAATATGAGAAAAATTAAATTTGACACTTGCATAGTAGGCACAGGTAAAGCCGGAATAGATTTTTCAGCTAAACTAGCTCAGAAATATGATTTACCTACCGAGCAAAAGTCGGTCCAAATAGGCTGTAGATTTGAAAGCCCACAAAAATATTTCCAAAAATTAATTGATATATCTTATGATTTTAAATTGTATCAAAAATTTGATAATGTTAGTTTACGTTCATTTTGTACTAACAATAACGCTGCATATGTTGCTGTTGAAGAAACTTATGGTGATGTTACATACAATGGTCACGCGAAAAAAGGTGAAGAATTTAGAAATGATATGACCAATTTTGGTATATTAATGGAAATTAAAGGTATTGAAGATCCGTTTAAATGGAGTAGAGATGTAGTACAAAAATTACAATCAAATAATACTGGATTATATTATTCACCTAATAATACCCGTACACCAGCATTAACATCTGAAGGTACCACAGTATCATCCGTTCAAATTTCAAATTTAAATACATTTAAAGAATCAATGGGTATATATGCTGATTATATTATTAACTTTATTGATGATATGAATAAAATATTTGAATTTGGTGATGATTGGGGTATGTATATTCCTGAAGTAAAATATCTTTCACCTGAACCATTAGTTAATTATGATAATTTATCCTTAACTGAATATCCAAATGTTCACTTTGTAGGTGATGCTTTAAGTGCTAGAGGAATTACAGTATCAGGTGCTCATGGAATTTATGTAGCAGAATATTTATATCAAAACACACAATTATGATAAAATTAATTAATCTTTTAAAAGAAAACAATAATTCTGAAATATATCATTTTACATCTTATTCATCTTGTCAAAAAATTATAGAATCTAATAAATTAAAAAGTACTGAAGCAGACAGATTTTTTTCATATGATGAAAAAAGAATATTACCCGAATATGAAAATGTAATATTTTTTACTCATTACCAAGATAGATTTGGAGGAGACGGTCCTTTTGAGGAATGTATTTTAGTAATTGATAAACAAAAAATAGTAAAAGATTACAAGATTGTATCTTATGGAGACCCATATGAAGAAATTGTACTTTATACTAATGATGCCTATATTCCTATATTACCATATTTGAAAGAGGTAATATTAATGAATACTTTACAAAAAGCTAAAATAAAAAAATTAATAGCCTTTTTAGAAGAAAAAAATATACCATATCAAATAAATAATACATTAGAAAAACAAACAAAAGAAAAACAATCTAAACTACCTACACTCAAAAAAGAATTAATCAATAAATTAACTAAAGTATTTCCTAAAGGGTTTATAGGTTATCTTAATTCCCCACTATTACCATATCAAACTAAAGAATATTTTACTTCAAACCCGGTATATAGTTATCCTAATATAACAATTAACAAAGTTGGAGAATACGGAGAAAAAAATAAATTTAAAGTATTATTTAAAATAAACCCCCAAGATCTAGAAAAAACTATTAATTGGTATATGCTTTCATTAGAAGATATTCAAAACTTAATAAATCTAGAAAATTATAATGGGGTTGATTTAAATTTAAAAGGTGATATAAAAATAGATAAAATAATATGACTTTTGACCCAAACGAAGAATACCCAGAATTCATCGAAAATTTTTAAAATTATGAAAAAAGAAACATTAGAAACAAAATGTCTGAAACAAGCAGACGGAACTATCGTCTACTACTTCCAAAATAAAATGCACAATTGGGATGGACCCGCTTATATTCCCCAAGGTGATAAACGTAGAGCTGAATATTACTTATTCGGTGTAAAACAAACCAAAGGTCAATGGTTAGAAGCTAAAAAAGATGTTAACGGCGTTCCGTTTCATAAAACAGCTGCGGGGAAACAAGCAGGAGTTCGTGCTTAATTTGGAGAAGCAAAATAAAAGTCGTATATTTACGTTATGAAAATTGGTTTATGTGGTACAGTGTCTGTTGGGAAAACAACACTTGTCAATGCTCTTAAAGAAGTAGAGCAATTTAAAGATTATGAATTTGCTACTGAGCGTAGTAAATATTTAAGGGATCAAGGTATTGCTTTAAATACTGATTCAACGTTAAAAGGACAAATTGTATTTGCTGCTGAACGTGCTCTTGAATTAATGAAAGAAAATATCATTACTGATAGAACAATTTATGATGTTATGGCATTTACATTTAGTGCTAATTCAATATCAGATGTCGAAAAACGTGAATTTGCTAATTTAGTATCTCGTTTTTCAAGAGAATATGATGTTGTCATTTATGTTTCACCAGAAGGCGTTGAAATTGAAGATAATGGTGTTCGTACAATAGATGCGAAATATCGTGATTCAATTGATAAAGCAATTAAATTAATGTTAGATGAATGGCCTCCTAATAAATTAATTAAAATTAAAGGTACAACTGAGGAAAGAATCGAAACAATTAAAGGAGCACTATTTTCGTAATATTTATATATAAACACTAACGCAAATGAAAAAATCTGAATTAAAAGAATATATTAAAGAAACAATTATTGCTGAGTTAATGGGAGAAACTACAGTTGTAGGCCCTAAAACAAAACCAACAGAAGCACCAGAAATAGCTAAAAGTGAAGAAACAGATATAAACACAGTAACATCAGCAATTAACCAAGCTAAAAAAACTAATAAATCGGTAAATATAGCTGAAATGACTACAGATCCGGCTTCTGCAAAAGTAGAAGATGCTATAAAATCAGGTAAAATTGATCCTAAAGAAGTAGAAGCAGCAGCAAAAAAAGCAATGAATGGTGATAGCACTGATTTAGCTTTAATGATGGCAGGTTTTGGTAAAATGTTTGAAGCTAAAAAAGACGAAGATGATACTGAAGATGATGAAGAAAAATTAGATAAAAAAGCCCAAGCCGCAGCTAAAAAAGGTGGTGGTAAAGTAGGTAAATTACAACGCGTTACCGCTCAATTAAAAGAGTTAGAAAAAGAAATGAAAGAACTAGTAGGTAAATGGAAAAAAGCTGAAGGTAAAGAAAAAGAAATGTTACTAGATAAATTAAAAGAAAAAACTAAAGTTAAAAAAGAATTAGAAGCTTTAGAAGATGAATTAGCAGATGCTATTGTTTAGTATCTAAAAAAACTTAGATAGCCTATAGCATCTCAACCATGTTATAGGCTTTTTTAAACATTTATGAGTCAAGATCTAAAACAAATTATCCGACAGGAATATCTTTTATGTGCTCAAGACCCGGCACATTTTATGAAGAAATACTGTAATATACAACACCCACAACGTGGCCGTGTTATATTTAACTTATACCCATTCCAAGGTAAAGTATTAAATCTATGGAAGGATAATCCATACTCAATTATCTTAAAATCAAGACAGTTAGGTATATCAACATTAGCAGCAGGTTATTCTCTATGGTTAATGTTATTTCAAAAAGATAAAAACGTACTTTGTTTAGCAACAAAACAAGAAACAGCTAAAAACATGGTTACGAAGGTAAAATTTATGTATGAAAACTTACCTTCATGGCTCAAAGTACCAGCCGAAGAAAATAATAAATTAACACTCAGATTAAATAATGGTTCTCAGATTAAAGCAGTATCAGCAGCAGGTGATGCTGGTCGATCTGAAGCCGTATCTTTGTTAATTGTCGATGAGGCCGCTTTTATTGAAAATATTGGTGAGATATGGGCTTCAGCACAACAAACCCTAGCAACGGGTGGTGGTGCTATTGTATTATCTACACCTTATGGTACGGGTAATTGGTTCCATCAAACCTGGGTTAAAGCAGAAAATGCTGAAAACGATTTTTTACCAATTAAATTACCTTGGTATGTTCACCCTGAACGAAATGAGGCTTGGAGAAAACGACAAGATGAATTACTAGGTGACCCTAGATTAGCAGCACAAGAGTGTGATTGTGACTTTAGCACTTCAGGTGACGTTGTATTCTATCCTGAATGGATTGATTTTATAAAAGAAACTACGGTACAAGATCCAATGGAGAGAAGAGGTGCAGACCAAAATCTTTGGATTTGGGAACAAGCTGATTACTCTAGAGACTATATGGTTTTAGCCGATGTAGCTAGAGGTGATGGTAAAGACTTTTCCGCATTCCATGTTATTGATATTGCTACAAATACCCAAGTAGCAGAATATAAAGGTCAAATGCCTCCAAAAGAATTTGGATACTTTATAACCGCTATTGCTACTGAATACAATCAAGCATTATTAGTATGTGAAAATGCCTCTATTGGTTGGGCTGCTATAGACGCAATATTAGAAAGAGGATACAGAAATGTATATTATTCTCCAAAAACAGAAGCACTAACTGTAGACTCATTCTTTAACAAGTATGAAAACAGTGATAGTGTAACTCCTGGTTTTACAATGTCTCTCAAAACACGTCCTTTAATAATAAATAAATTTAAAGAATATGTTGGTGATAGATCAGTTACAATCCGCTCTAAACGTTTACTTGAAGAAATGAAAGTATTTGTTTGGAAAAATGGTAGAGCAGAAGCACAATCCGGATACAATGATGACTTAGTAATGTCATTTGGTATCGGAATGTATTTAAGAGACACATCATTAAAATTTAGATCACAAAGCCAAGATTTAACCCGTGCCGCGTTAGGTAATATGGGTAAATCAAATTCTAATTATCAAGGCGCCTATTTTGCAACAGGTCGCGATAATCCATACTCTATTGATAATAAAATGGGAGGAAAGGAAGATATTAGTTGGCTTCTTTAATATTTATTCGTATATTATAATCATATGGCTGATACAAGTATTTTTAGAAGGTTACAACGACTGTTTTCAACAGATGTAATCATTCGCAACGACGGTGGAGACCAACTCAAAGTAATGGATACTAACACTATCCAACAATCAGGAGAATTTGCAACAAATGCATTAGTAGATAGATTTAATCGAATTTATTCTGTTAATTCTACTTCATTATATGGTGCTCAATTTAACTTAAATTATCGTTATTTAAGAACCCAAATCTACTCAGACTACGATATTATGGATACAGATGCTATTATTGCTTCTGCATTGGATATTGTGGCCGAAGAATGCACACTTAAAAATGACTTAGGTGAAGTACTTCAAATTAGAAGTAACAACGAAGATATTCAAAAATCATTATACAATTTATTTTATGATGTTTTAAATATTGAATTTAATTTGTGGGCTTGGATTCGTCAAATGTGTAAATATGGTGATTTTTTCCTTAAATTAGAAATCTCAGAAAAATTTGGTGTTTATAATGTTATTCCTATAGCTGCTTACCATATGGAAAGAGAGGAAGGATATGATAAAGAAAATCCATTTGCTATTCAATTTAAATATTCACCCGATGGTTTTTATACAGGAGGTTCAGGTTATTATAATGTATCTGGTGCTGATCGTAAAACAAGTCCGGGTATTTACTTTGACAACTATGAAGTAGCTCACTTTAGATTGTTAACAGATAATAATTATTTACCTTATGGTAGAGCTTATATCGAACCAGCTCGCCGTTTATTTAAACAATATACACTAATGGAAGATGCGATGTTAATTCATCGTATTGTTCGTTCCCCAGACAAACGCGTTTATTACTTAAATGTTGGTTCTATTCCTCCAAATGAAGTAGAAAACTTCATGCAAAAAACAATTTCTACAATGAAACGTACTCCGTTCATTGATCAAGAAACAGGACAATATAACCTAAAATATAATCAACAAAACTTATTAGAAGATTACTTCATACCTGTTCGTAATGGTGATCAAGTAACTAAAATTGATACTTTACCTGGTTTACAATATGCGGGTATTGAAGACGTTACCTATTTAAGAGATAAATTATTTGCTGCTTTAAGAGTACCTAAAGCGTTTATGGGTTATGAAAAAGACTTAACTGGTAAGGCAACATTAGCAGCTGAAGATATTCGTTTCGCTCGTACAATTGATAGAATTCAACGTATTACTTTATCTGAATTATATAAAATCGCATTAGTACATTTATATACTCAGGGATATACAGCTGAAGAATTAACTAACTTTGAGTTACATTTAACTACACCTTCAATCATATATGATCAAGAAAAGATAGCATTGTTGACACAAAAAGTAGATTTAGCTCAAAAGATAATGGAATCTAAATTGTTACCTACAGATTGGATTTACGATAATATATTCCACTTATCACAAGACCAATACGATGAATATCGTGACATGACTGTTGAAGATGCTAAACGTGAGTTCCGTATGAAACAAATTGTTGATGAAGGTAATGACCCTAAAGTAACAGGTAAATCTTACGGTACCCCACATGATTTAGCTTTAGCATATGGTAAAGGTAGAATGGGAAGTAATCCTGAAAACATACCTGATGGGTATGGTGATGACTTAAAATTAGGTCGTCCTGAAGAAACAGGAACTGATAGAAATCATCAAGATAATGCATTTGGTAAAGATAGATTAGGTACCGTAGCTATGAAAAAAGATGACCAAGAAGGATATGGTAATCCAAACTATAAAGGCGGTTCACCATTAGCTCTTGAAAATGCCAAATCAGTTTACGCAAAAAATAAAACATTAATTGAAAGTTTAGGTAAAGTTTCATTGTTTACTAAAGAAGTAGACAATACTACACTTCTAAATGAAGATCAATTAAAGGGGTAATAATCTTTATATATTTATAACAAAAACTAGAGAATGAATATTAAACATTCTAAATATAAGAATACGGGTATACTTTTTGAATTATTAGTTAGACAGATAACAGCGGATACACTATCCGGTAAAGAATCAAAAGCTACCCCTATTCTTAAAAAATTCTTTGTTAAAACGGAGTTAGGCAAAGAATATAAACTATATGAAACTATTTTAAGTAAAAAGCATTTATCTGAAGGTAAAGCTGAGATAGTTATCAACACTATAATCGAATCATCTAAGTCATTGAATAGAGGATCTTTAAAAAGACAAAAATATAATCTTATTAAAGAGATATCTAAACATTATAACATTGATGAATTTTTTAAAACTAAATTACCTAACTATAAAGCACAAGCAGCTTTATATACATTGTTAGAAATTTATAATAGTGATAATTTATCCAACCCAGATCAAATAATTGCAAATAAAATATCTTTACTTGAAACATTAACTAATAAACAAGTTGACGAAAAACAAGTTAAAGATCAATTACTAGAAGAATTTAAATCATACGATCAAGATTTACGTATTTTAACTTACCGTGTACTATTAGAAAAATTCAATGGTAAATACTCTAGTTTAAACGAAAATCAAAAAATGGTTCTTAAAGAGTTTATTAATTCAATTGATTCTACTCCTAAATTAAGATCATTTTATAATACTAAAATTAACGAAATTAAATCATCATTACTTAGTCTAAACAATAAAGTAGCTGATAAAGCAGTTAAAATCAAAATCAACGAAGTATCGAATTTCTTAGTTGAATTAGGAAAAACAGCAAACGTGGGTAATGATGATTTAGTTAATTTGTTACAATATTATGAATTATTAGAAGAACTTACTAATATACATGGCAAGTAATAAACAATTAGCTGATAAATTAGCTAAAAAACTTAAAGAAGTAAGTGCAACAGGTACAGGAGCAAGTTTCACCCCAGGTAGTGGTGAACAAGTTGCTACACCATTTGCATTTAATCCAAATAAGAAAGCTAATGGGTCTCAAGGCGCTAAATATTCATATAAATTAGGATATAAATTAGCACCTAAACAACCTATGAAAGAAACCAATCCAGGGGCATCACTAGGTAAAGGACCATCAGCAGGAAAAACAGGTGTAAAAAATAGTTATTACACTAAAATGGGATTTAAAAATGTTAATCCAAAAGAATTAGCTAAAAATGCTAAATGGGTTGACACAAAATATTTATGGGGTGAAGATCAAACACTATTTGAAGATACTAATGTTGAAGAATATATTAATACATTAGGTGTTGATAGTCCCGAATTAAAAAAATTTATCTCTAGTCGTATTTTAGGATTCGACACTGTAGAAAATAAACTAAATGAATTACTTCCATTGTTACAAAAAGCAAAACAAAAAACAATGGACGAATATAAACAAAATCCAAGTTTTAATGTGTTGTATGGTACAGATCTAGCAGCAGATTATTTGGATGATTTAATTGAAATGTTTAAAGACTAAATAAAAATATAAAATGGCAAACATACCCGTAAATTCTACAGGAATATTAGCATCAACAAGTGTAACTGGCTCTTTTGGTGGTTTTACAGTTGTAACAACAGCAGCTACATTTTCCGCAATAAGAGACGTTAATGGAGGTTTAATAGGAGCAATGACTATACCTGCAGGAACAACAATTAATCTTTTAGTAACAAGTGCTTCATTTTCAGGAGGACCAGTATTATTTTATCCATAAAAACAATATAAAATGACAACATTACAAGACCAATATAATCAAATTCAAGAAGGTAAAGGTGATAAAAACCACTTTTTAAAACAAGCACGTCACTTATTTCCGGATTATGTTAATCATTATAATAATTTTGACGAAACTGTTAAAATTTTAAAAGGTAAAAGTATTTTATCTGAACATAGAGCTGGTTTAGGTATGATATCTACAAATGGTAAACGTGTTGAAGATTGGATTACTATATTTCAAGAAGCAGTAAAAGCAGAAGAAAAAAAAGTATCTAAAGAAGTAACAGATGTTCAAGATCATGGTTTTGACTATAAAGATACTAAAAATATTGACAATTTATATGGTCAAGCTTTTTTAAATGGTTTTTATGATGAAATGAAAGATCCAAAAAATCAAGATAAAACTGTAGATCAAGTAAAACAACTTGTAGCTAAAAATTTAGGTAAAGACATATTATATTATACTACTAAAGCTCAATTCGGTGTTAAAGGTATTGGTTACCAAACGGAAGCACCAGGTTTAGGTACTCCAAAAGAAGCAAAAGGAAAATATAAAGCAAGCGGATACGGCGATTTACCTAAAAACAAAAAAGACTAATGAAACAAGTATTAATCGAAACAATACCATTTAGCGTTTCACCAATACAATTACATGAAGGTGTTAAAGCACCATCAGGTAATCCTTTGGTTGAAGGTATTTTAGCTACGGCTGAAGTAAAAAACGGTAATGGTAGATATTATCCTAAAGAACTTTGGGAACGCGAAATAGACAAATACATGTCTTGTGTTAAAGAAAACAGAGCAACAGGTGAATTAGACCATCCAGATTCAACTATCATTTCACTTAAAAATGTATCTCACATCATTAGAGATGTTTGGTGGAATGGAGATAAAGTAATGGGTAAAATAGAAATCCTACCAACAATATCAGGTAATATTTTAAAAGCACTTATTGACAATAATGTAATGGTAGGTGTATCATCTCGTGGTATGGGTAGCTTAAAACAAATAGGCGAAACCATGGAAGTACAAGATGATTTTGAATTATTATGTTGGGATTTTGTTTCAACACCTTCTAACCCAGGTTCATATATGAATTTAGTTAGAGAAGGAAAAGAAGCTCAACCATATCAATATGCTAAAGTAAATAGTTTATTAACAGAAATTTTATGTGCTAATGGCACTTGCCCGATAATATAGGCAATACCCCTCCTTCGATAGTATCGTAGGACTAATCCTAGCCCCGTAAGGCTAGGATTTCTTTTTTAATCCTGTTGCGTTTTGAAGAATCCTAATATATGTATATTGGAATATGCGATCATCTATATCGCATTTATCTAATCAATTCTATTACGCTTCC